AGAACGGTAAGTTTTACCAATAAATTTACAAGTGAAACGAACTACATCAGGAAAGAGACCAATTGGTGTAAGTATATAACCTGCAAAGTCACCAACTGGTCCAGTGTGGTTTTTAATAACATGACCAGTAGTGGACAAAAAAGCATGACCTGTAACACTGGTTATAGAGCGACGACAATTAATTGCAGAATCATCACCCTTAAATAGTGACATATATTCAGAGATAAAACGTTTAATTGCATAGGTCATCGCCATATTACCAATAGTGTTCTCACATATAGTAAAAGGATTACCAGAGAACTGCTTTTCATCACCAATAAGAACAGTTCGAATAGATTTTGTCATAATAACCATTTTCCACTTTGAACGAAATCTCGTAAACCAAGAGGCAAGCCAAGTTGGGCAGCCTATAGCACAAACAAGTGTGCTAGTTAATTGTTGAAATACAGTACGAAATTTGGTGTCCCATTCATTAACATCGGAACAATCCCAGACATTGTCATGTGGTGCACCATTGATAATGGCAGTGTACTCATCATTAAGTTCCTCATCGCTATCAAAACAGGCAAGAATAACGTTACGATTGTACTTACGAATTAAAGAACGCACCTTATGTAAAAGTGCACGAGCATAAACAGATAAAATAACGTTAACACGTTTTGACATAGAAGCGATGCCTTGCCCAACTTTATCACTTGAGTCAAAGCCTTCTTCAATTTTGAACTTTGTTTGTTGTTTGTTCACAAAAGTGAGAAATTCTTCATTTTCATTAAATTCATCAGCAAGTTCACGAATAGCAGCAGCACCTTGTGATGAACCAATTTTCTTTTGCAAGGCAATTAAAAATTCTTTGTAATGGTATTTAAGTTCCTCATCAGTACAATAGAGTTCTTGCTGTATCTGGTTCCAATTAGTACGGCTACCAGATACACCATAGCAAAAACCTTCAATAAGTTGCGATAAAGATAAAGTGCAAGCACGGGTGCCCATAGTTGGTAGTTTTTGTGAGTACCTCTTAATAAGAGTACGAGTGGTTTCACGTTGGTCACCAGAAAATTGGTTAACTACAAGAGGCACATTTGGAAGTAATCGATAACCACGAAACGAACGATGTTGTTGAGAAATGTTGATTGGATCAACTCGAAGTGAGTTTGATTCAACTTGTGGTAAAGAATCTGGCTCAATAAATGCGGCGAACTGCGATTGTTCGTTGACTGGGTGTATAACTTCATTTAAAAGATGAGCACACGAGTCAGCTGAGACGGGTGTTTTAACTAAATCATCAGTATGTTGCACAACAATATGGTGTTTAGATTCTTCAATTATATTAGGATAAAAATCTTGAGCAAGCTTAACTTGCGATATTTCCTCATACGTGCGAATTGGGATACCGTTAATATGAAAGTATTGTTTAACAACATCAGTTGCACCATATAAGACGAGTTG